AAAGTTTGCAAAGGTTGTGATTTCGAAACAGTATGTCGCACAAAACCAAAGGGTGATATTAAAATAGCACCAAGGAAAGATCTTGAGTAAATTTTGTAAACTATGCGATAATCATTTTGAAAGCAATAATAAAAATCAAATATATTGCTCACCTGAGTGCAGGGCAACTGCAACAAAGGAAAAGATTATGCAAAGATACAAGGTTTCAAAAGTTAAATCTCGTGCTACAAAGTCAAGAAAATGTGCTGGTGGATGCGGTATAGAAATTAGTATTTATAATGATATTGGTTTTTGTAATAGCTGCATGATGAGCAAAAAAAAGCTTGATCAAACATTGAAAGATATAAAAGGATACTTTGATTATGAGCAAACCTAGTTGGAAAGACATTGGTAAGCCAAAAAGGTTTATGTCAATAGATGCTTCTTCTACATCTGCTGCATTTGCAATATTTGAAAATAATGAGTTGGTTAAATTTGGTAAAGTTAATTTTACTGGAAACGATCATTATAAAAAAGCTGGAGATGCTTGTAAAAAACTTACTCCACTGTTCAAAGAGTTTAATGTTGAAGCAGTTGTAATTGAAAATACTATCTTTGCAAACTCTCCAAAAACATCAATGCAATTAGCTCTTGCACAAGGGGCTATCGTAAGTGCAGCCTACATTAATGGAGTAAAAGATATATACCCATGTGTACCAGTTGCCTGGCAAAACTGGATTGGAAACAAGGTTTTAACAAAAGATGAAAAGCTTGAACTAAGAAAAGAAACTCCTGGAAAGTCAGACTCTTGGTACAAGGGGAAAGAAAGAGAGTTTAGAAAAAATAGAACTATCAGACTTGTCAATATAGAGTTTATGACTGATGTAGATGACAATGATGTTGCAGATGCAATAGCTATTGGATGGTATGCAACAAATAACTGGAATAAGATTACTAAACTTGACTTATAAAGGATATAATGATATTATGAAAATGTACACTAATGAAAATTGGCTAAGAAAAAGATTTTTAATGGACAAGAAAACACCAGAAGATATTGCAAAAGAGTGTGGAGTTTCTGTTGAAACTGTTTATGTCTATCTTGGCAAGTTTGGACTGAGAAAGAGTAGAAGGAAATAATGGCTGAATATCCATCAGAAGCATTCTTTGCAAACAAGAATGAAGATAAGATTAAAAAGATTCTTGAACTTTCTAAAACTGCACCAGCTGGATACAATATCCTTGCTGCCTGTTTAGAAATTACAGAGATGCTACTAGAAAAAAATGTGGCATATGGAAATTCTGCCCTAAACCCTATTCGTATCTTTAGTAATGCAGACGATATGGAACAATTGAATGTTCGCATTGATGATAAGTTAAATAGAATTAAAAATAAAAAGTTGTATGCAGGAGACAATGACGAAGACGATCTAATTGGATACTTGTTGCTAAAGAAGGCTAAAAAGCGTGGCTAAAAGAAAAATAACTTATTTAGATAGGTTTGAAAGAAAGTTCTCAATGATTACTGAGAGTGGTCATGAAGTAAGTAAGGGTGACTTAATTAAGATTACTGGGGAGTATGGGGCTATCTTTAAGTTTCAATGTCTAGTCAAAAATCCCGAAAATGGTGTAGAATGGATAGACTGCTTTCAAATGCTGAAGGATATGTCTGGACCAACTAGGTCTTTTTATCCTGACAGGGTTAAGGCAGTAAAGAAGAGAGGTAAGCGTGTCAAGCGAAGCAGCGTTAGTTAATCATTTAGATCTTGTTAACAAGGTTGCATCAGAGTACCTAAAAGGTTCAGATGCCTCAGAGATTGCAAAAATTTTAAGCCTTCCAAGAGCAAAAGTTACAGAGCTACTTACTGACTGGAGAGTTATGGCTGCAAACAACCAGGCTATCCATGCTCGTGCAAAAGAAGCTCTTGCTGGTGCAGACCAACATTACTCCTCGCTAATTAAAAAAGCTTATGAAGTTATTGACTCTGCAGATCAAACTGCAAATCTAACTGCTAAGACAACATCTATTAAACTTATCGCTGATATTGAAAGCAAAAGACTTGAGATGTTACAGAAGGCTGGACTCTTAGACAATCAAGAGTTGGCAGACGAACTTTTAGAAACAGAAAGAAAACAAGAAATACTTATAAATATTCTTAAAGAAGTAACTTCATCCTGCGACTCTTGTAGACCAAAAGTTTTAACAAAACTTTCTCAAGTTAATGAGGGTGGGGTAGTTGTAATTGACAATTGATATTAGTGACTTTATGGAGGCTCTTGATGAGTCCCCATTTTCAGAAACCCCAGTAGATGTTGTAACATTTGTTACAGGTGAGAAATATTTAAATCAACCACAGTTGTCAGAGTATCAGTATACTCTTGTTGAATGCATGAGCCAAATTTATCAAGAAAAAGATTTGATTAGATTTATGGGTGAATCTGCAGGTAAAGAACATTATAAAAAATATACTAAGAGTGAAATTATAATGCAACTTGGAAAAGGTAGCGGAAAAGATTACACATCTACAGTTGGTTGTTCTTATTTAGTTTACAAGCTATTGTGTTTAAAAGACCCGTCAAGATATTTTGGTAAGCCATCTAATGATGCTATTGATATTATGAATGTTGCTATCAATGCTCAACAAGCAAAGAATGTTTTCTTTAAAGGATTTAGAAGTAAGATAGAGGGGTCTCCCTGGTTTGCAGGAAAGTTTTCTCCACCAAAAATTGATAGCATTGAATTTGATAAAGCTATTACCGTATATTCTGGTCACTCAGAAAGAGAATCTGCTGAAGGTCTAAACTTAATGCTTGCAATTCTTGATGAGATTTCTGGATTTGCAATGGAGTCTGCAAGTGGAAATGATCACGCCAAAACTGCTGACAATATTTATAAAGCATTCCGTGGATCTGTTGACTCTCGCTTTCCAGACTTTGGCAAGGTAGTTCTTCTTTCATTCCCTCGTTTTAAAGGTGACTTTATTTCAACAAGGTATGAAGATGTTATTGCAGAAAAAGAAACTATTGTAAGATCGCACGAGTTTATTTTAAACCCAGCACTATCAGAAGATGATCCACAAAATAAGTTTACTGTGGAGTGGGACGAAGATCATATCAATTCCTATAAACTTCCAGGAGTCTTTGCACTTAAAAGACCAACTTGGGAGATTAATCCTACAAGAAAGATTGAAGATTTTAAATTAGCTTTCTTTACAGATATGCCAGATGCACTAATGCGTTTTGCCTGTATGCCAACTACATCCTCTGATGCTTTCTTTAAAAATAGAGAAAAGCTCGGAATGGCATTTAAAAAGCATAACCCTATTGATGTTGGTAAAAGAATAGAAGAATCATTCCAACCAGATCCTGAAGTAACATACTATGTCCACGCTGACCTGGCACAAAAGCACGATAAGTGTGCCGTGTCTATTGCTCACATTGATAAGTGGGTAAGTCTACAATCGTTTAATGATTACCAGCAAATTGTTCCCTTTGTTGTGGTTGATGCAATTGTTTACTGGGAACCTAAAAAAGAAGGTCCAGTAGATTTATCAGAAGTGAAAAATTGGATTATTAATTTAAGAAGACTTGGATTTAATCTTGGCTTAGTAACTTTTGACCGATGGAACTCTTTTGATATTCAAAGAGACCTAAGTAGTGTGGGCATAAAAACAGAAACACTATCTGTGGCTAAGAAACACTATGAAGATCTTTCTATGCTTGTTTATGAAGAAAGAATAGTTTTACCTCAAATAGATTTATTACTTGAGGAAATGCAGGAACTTAGAATTATGAATAATAATAGGGTAGACCACCCTAGAAAGAAGTCTAAGGACCTTGCAGACGCTATGTGTGGATCTGTATATAATGCAATCAGCCATACAAGAAGAGAAAAAATTCAGGAAGTAGAAATTCATACCTATCAATCTCGTCCCAAAGTTGACAAGGATGATAGTAAAATGGTAAAATCTAAACCTGAGATGACAGAAGATATCAAAGAGTATCTTATGAATTTTAATTTAATTTAGTAGAAATGGAAAAATAATGAGTAAAAGAGTTCTTTTAACAGGTGCAAGTGGTTTTGTTGGAAGCCATGTGCTTAGACACTTGCTGGTGAATACAGATTGGTTTATAGTTTGTCCAACAACATTTACACACAAAGGTTTAACAGATAGAATTAATGTTGCATGTGACGACTTCCCCGATGCTTACAAGCGTATTAAAGTAATTAAGACAGACCTTACTGCTCCAATTTCTCCAGTAACATCCCATGCGTTTGGTCAAATTGATTATGTGATTAACGTAGCAAGTGAAAGTCATGTTGATAGAAGTATTGAAGAGCCAACTCCATTTATTCTAAATAACGTTTCTTTAATTTGTAATATACTTGACTGGGCAAGAGTTGCAAAGCCAGAAAAGTTTTTGCATATTTCAACTGATGAGGTTTATGGTCCAGCTCCAAAAGGACATTCTCATAAAGAGTGGGTAGACCAGTACTTTCCGAGCAACCCATACTCTGCTTCTAAAGCAGCACAAGAAAGCATTGCGTTTTCATATTGGAGAACCTATGGAGTTCCAATTGCAATTACAAACACTATGAACATTATTGGTGAGACTCAGGACACTGAAAAGTTTATGCCAATGGTAATTAAAAAAGTTCTTAATGGAGAAACCATGAAGATCCATGCATCATCAGAAGGTGAGATTGGAAGTCGTTTTTACTTACATGCTAGAAATCAGGCAGACGGTCTTTTGCATGTTCTTAAGCAACATTTCCCAGCTTATGGAGAATCTGATGTACCAGCAAAGTTTCACATTGTTGGCGAAAGAGAAGTGGATAACTTGGAAATGGCTCAAATGATTGCTTCAGCAGTTGGAAAGCCATTGCGTTACGAGTTAGAAGATTTCCACTCATCACGCCCAGGGCATGACTTACGTTATGCTTTAGACGGAAAAAAGATTGCTGACACTGGCTGGGTATCCCCAATGCCACTAGAAGAGTCAATTAGAAAAACTGTTGAATGGACTTTAAGCCATCCAGAATGGCTAAGTTTGTGAAAGAATATTTAGCAAATAACTATATTTGTTTTGACGATATTCTTATGGTTCCACAATACTCAGAAGTTGTAAGCAGATCACTTGTAGATCTAAAAATGCATATTGGTGGAAGTTCTTGTCTAGACTTTCCAGTAATTGCATCCCCTATGGACACTGTTTGTGAAAAAGATATGGCAATTGCAATTGCTGAATCTGGTGGTATTGGAATTATTCATAGATTTATGTCAGCAAAAAAGCAAATAAAAATGGTTGAAGAAGTTCATAGCCATAATTATCTTGGACTTCCTGTTGGTGCAGCATTGTCAACTACTTTTGTTGAAGAGCATGTTGATAAGTTAATTAAATCAGGAGCATCAATGCTTTTAATTGATACTGCTAATGGTCATAGTAAAATGGCAATTGATGCAGTTGTAAGATTAAAAAATATTGTAGGAGATAGTGTTCATATTATGGCTGGTAATGTTGCAACAATAGAGGGGTATATTGCTTTAGATGTTGCAGGTGCTGATTCTATCAGAGTTGGTATTGGTGGCGGTAGCATGTGTACCACGAGACTCGTATCTGGTCATGGTATTCCAACACTATCTTCAATTATAAACGTTCGAGAAGCAAAAGATAAGTTTGGCTTAAAGGCTGGAATTGTTGCAGATGGTGGAATTAGAAATACTGGAGACATAATTAAAGCATTCGCAGCAGGAGCAGATTCCGTAATGCTTGGATCAATGTTGGCTGGCACTGACGAATCTCCAGGGTCTTTACATTTTAAAGGTGATAAAAAATTTAAAGCATTTAGAGGAATGGCTAGTAAAGAAGCTAATAAAGATAAAGATATTGCAGTTGCAGAAGGAGTCTCTACAATGATTCCATACAAGGGATCTGTGAAAGATATTTTTAAAGATATTAAAGGTGGTATTGGAAGTGGATGCTCTTATACTGGAGTAGACTTTCTTTGTAATTTATATCAAGAATCCATGTACACAAGGGTGTCACCATTAACTGTAAAGGAGTCGTTGCCTCATGGAAGATAATGAAGAAATGAGTAGCGAAGAATTATCAGAAATGATTGAGTATCTTATTGAAATAGGTGCTATGGAAATTATGGGGTATGATTCTATATCAGATCAGTTTACATATAAAGTTACTTCAAAATGTAAAGAACTTTATCCAGAACTTTATTATGCACATTATGAAGCCGTTGGAGAAATGGCTAGTCAGTTGTGGATGAAAGATGTTATAGACATAGTATTTACTGAAGGACAAACAATTGTTGGAGTTACTCCAGAACAGGTAAAATCTATAAAAGAAAATATTAACACTTTTACTGATGATGAAAGATTTTTTCTTGAAACACTTCTTGCACATTATGACCAAAGATAAGATATAATAGTAGTTATGGATGTCATTAAATCAGCAGAATGGGAAGGCGAACCCCTTTACAACATGCTTTCAGAAGATGAAAAAGCCTTTGCAGATTCATTATTAAAATTAACAGAAGAGCTTGGACCACTAGATCAATCAGAAGGTATTTGGATTGGCTATGAAGATGGCTCTACAAATCAAAATGCTTCCATTGGCGTTAAGTGTGGAAACTGTGCACTTCATAAATCTTCTATTGCCTGTGCAATTATTGCTCAACAAATTGAAGAAGAGGGTGCTTGTAGACTTGCTGTAATTCCAGATGGATATGTTAATTCTGATATGAAAAATTCTGGAGAAGAGTTTGAAGAAATGATTCCTGAAATGTCAAAAGCTGATTCAGTTAGAGTTGGTCAAATGGTTTCTTGGAATTCAAGTGGCGGAACTGCTAGAGGAAAAGTAGTTAGAGTAGTTAGAAATGGTTCCATCAATGTTCCTAATTCTGATT